TGTTTCTAACGCAGTGTTACAGGACTTTATCTACCTGGGCACTATCTCTACTTAGGAGGCTAACAATGACTACCTCACCAAAAGGGCTAACGACGTTTTACCGCACAGATAATGGAACAGGTGGCGGTGCAATTAATCGCACCGATTACACTTGGACCGAGTTTCTTAACGGGACGAAGTTACCCTCTTGGCGTAGCAAGGTCAAGTTAGGTCAAAACGCCACAACTGCTTACACCGCTGAGAAACGTGATCTCATCATCGAAGATGGTAGTATTTCGTTATCATACAGAAATACTACCACAAATCCCTTCGGTGCTGTGGTCACAAAGTCTATCAGTGGTGACATCAGGGCATATAATATGCCGTGGAGTTTTGATCCCCCTACAAGTAGTAGTGCTACTGCAGATAGACACGCATTGCGAAATTTCTATCGGCGCATAGCCGAGGTTGAAAAGGCTTTTAACGGCCTAACCTTCCTTGGCGAGCTTCGTGAGACAATCGCAATGGTCAGGAACCCGCTGAAAACTTTGAGAACCGGTGTCGATGACTATTTGTCCTCTCTATCTAAGCGACGGAGAGGAGTTAGATCCGACTCGAAGTTACAAAGTATTTTGGCGGATACGTGGCTGGAGTATTCGTTTGGTTGGTCTCCCTTGTTGTCCGACCTTAAAGACGGGCTGCAAGCCTGTCTCAGGTTGAACGATGAAAGATTTGACCATCGAATTTCAGCTGTTGGTAAGGATGAGGTGCAGATTTCTAGCTCTCACGACCTTTATAATGCATTTCAAGGAATATGGGTGCGCGATCGAAGGATCGTTACCGATATCCACGAGGTGCGTTATTTTGGTATGGTAAGAGGTCAGATTTATACATCTCAGGTGGATAAAGCGCTAGCTCTCTCTGGTTTTAACCTTAAAGAGTTCGTGCCAACTGCTTGGGAACTGATCCCTTACTCCTTTCTCGTGGATTACTTCTCGAATATTGGGGAGATTCTCGAGGCCTCGGTCGTTAATTTGAGCAACCTTGCGTATTATGGTCGAACGATCAGGTCCCGTAGGAAGCAAGCTTTCTACGGTGTTCCGGATTTCGACAAGAATAATACGTATTGGGAGTTCGAACAAGACCTTGTGACCGTTACTGGCAGCGTGGGTAAATTAATTGCAACCTATAGCAAGGTTAGTAGGGATATCCCAAGTTTGGGTATTCCGTCCTTACAGATAGAGCTACCAAAGTTCGGCACGAAATGGCTGAACCTTGCAGCTCTTGCTGCCTCGCATAATAGGTCTGTCCCGTACTACCGATAGGTAGTCTAAACCCGTTTTACCATTAGGCCTAATAGGCTGGAGGTATCATGAGCTTTACCCTTACTTCTCCCGTCACTGGCGGGGCCCAAACTGGTTTTACCAGTCCGAC